CGAGAACCAGTAACAGGAGTGCCACCATTCCAGGCCGTATTAAGGCGCTTGGCGCGAGTAATAAGCTTATTGACATCGTCAATAAGGAATTGATCGGCAGTAGCAGACTTAATCACGTGAGAAAGACTATTAGTATCAGCATTAGCAAGAACTCCCAGAAGAAGATTTGCAGATGTATGCTCTTGTTTAAGCATTAACTCTTGTGCAATCCTCGAGAAGGTTTTACTAATTACGTCAAGCCTCGAACGAGCAGCGTAGCGACGTTCAAACTCTACAGCAGTTTCCATCCTGTAAGTTGTGAACTTCAGTTCGCTGTGAGTCGGGATTATAGTATTGGAAGGAAGCCCACCAGGAACTGATTGGCTATAAACTTCCAAGTAATCGGAATCGGTAATATCGTGATACAAATCCAACGGAATGGAAGGATTGTCGTCGTCGTTAAACTGAAAGCTTTGGAACATGTTTCCAAGAGAAGGAGCATTGTTCATGACCTCTGAAAGGACAGGGCCAATAAATTCAGCAGCAGCAGCTTGAGCTTCGTAGGCAACATTCCTGTTCTTGGAAGCCATTGCCTTAATAAGCTCTACTTGTTCGTCTGTACGTTTTAATGTAATATTCATTTTTTTATAATTCCTTTCTGGTATTAGAGTGCTCGTCCGCCAGCGCTATTGAACATCGAAAAGAAAACGTTGGGGTTAGCAGCGCCATCTCTCGTTCCAGAAGCGAGGATTAATCCGCAACTAGGACTTCCGCTTGCGGGGGTACCGCCAGCAAGATTTCCGTTTGCATTCGGCCTAAGCTCGTCACCAGGTCCATCCGAAGATCCGTCAAGTCCAGAATCGCTAGAAAAGGTAAAGAAACCTCTAGTTGCGATAGGAACTGTTTCACCAGGAATCAAACATTGCAACTCATCCTTCTTCACACTATAGTAAAGAAGCTTTTCGCCGTTTTCATCGTAAGCAAGCGTAGGTCTCAAGGATATTCCAAGAATACTCGTGTCACTTGCTCCAGCTACTTCTACAGACATTGGAGCTTCAGGATAAATTGATCCCCACTGAGGAGAATACCCTTGATCGCCAGATCCGATAGCGCCTAAATAAGGAGCGTTATTTGTAGCGGTTCCGTGGAGCCCAGAAGGATCACTTCCTGTCCAATCATTACTGGTAGCAGGCTTTACAACTGTGCCGCTCCAAAACTCTTTATCCGTAAAGGCACCTGTTGCGGTTCCTCCAGGAACAAGCGAAGAAAGATTAGTTGATCCAAGCGCAAGCTTGAATAAATTAACTACGTCTTTTTCGTCGTACTGTCTAAATGGTAATAACTTATGCATTTTTAATTTTGTTTGTTAAAGTTTAATTGTTAAATTTTCTTTGTCGAAAACTTTGGCGAACTTTTCCCTAAGGGAAGGTTCTTCGGTAGCAATATCACTGTTATTGTTAGCTACGGTTTCTTTTTCAGGCTCGACATTTTCGAGAACTTCTTCAATAGATTTTTCCTCGGCCTCTTCTGTTTCGTCGGAAGCTTCGGATATCTCAGACAATTCTCTTTTTTGAATTTCAGCTTCGAGGCGATCAGTAAAGACCTTCTCTTGCTCTTCAATATAAGTCTTATTTTTATGAGCCCACATTACTGAGACCTTAGACTTGTACTCTTCAAAATCAGAATCTTCGAGACTTATACTCTTAACTTCAGAAGCGAGTAACACTCGATCTTCTTTGGATAATTCGTATTCAGAATCTATTTGTTCCATTCTCGCATCAAAAGCCTCTTCAGACTTTCGAGCTTCAATTTCTTGTTTAAGGTCGCCGAGTTCAGATTGAGAAGATTCAAGTTGAGACTTGAGCTCTTCTACATCTTCTTGCATCTTCTTTTCAGTTTCTGCGAGTTTCACTCTTTCTTCCTCAATTGCAAGAAGCTCTTGCTCGTACTGTTCGCTCTTTGATTTAATTGCGTCACCAATTACGCGACCAACGTTAGCTACCACCTCTTGATTGAATCCATGGTTAGGAATCTTCTCGTCGAGAATAGTTTTGAAATCTTCTAATAAATCTTGTTTGTCCATAGTTGAAATTTTGTTTATAGATTCTATTACATGTAATTCACCCTTTTGTGAAATATTTTTTTTATTTTTAATGAAATAATCTTTATTATCCACAGTTATTTTCTTTAATGTTGAGTACGTTTCGGTGGAATTTTCGCTATCTTTTTTTTTCTGCCCATGCATGTACAAGCCTTTTACTTTTGCAGCTGGATTAGCCGTAAATCCAATGCCTAAGGGGTAAACCTCTCCGACAACCAATCTATAAATAGGAGTGCCGTCTTTAAGTTTTCCGTCCCCGTCAAAAGCTTTTAAGTATTGGGATAATTCTTTTATGTGCTTTTCCTCTGAAATTATTTCCGCCTCATTCAAATTCTCGCTTCCAGCAGCAATTAAATAATCATTAAAACCCAATTCCCAGCTAGCAGAGATCTTCATATATTTATCCCCTTCGGGATTAACTGAATCTTCTACGAGTTTTGCGAACTCTTTATTTGCAGAAGCATAAACTACAGCGCCCATTGACAAGTTAAAAGGATTTAAATTCCCTGAATCCAAATCCTTTATGATACTACTATCTTCTATAGAAGAAAACCCCGTAGAGACTATATGTCCAACCACTTTCTTTTTATCGTGCTCTATGTTGGTTGGCTTATGGATGAAATAATCCTTTATCGCCATTGCGGTGGACGTATCTATTCCGTCTCCGTTTCTATTGAATGTATTTATTAATGCCCCATTAAATGCGACTCCCAACAAATCTATATTTTTTTTAAAATCTATATCTTCAGGAATTAAACTTTTTAAGTTATCTAAAGAGGCTTTCGAACTTTCGTTGAAATTCTGAATTTGTCTCTCAGAACTCGTTATAGGGTTATTAAATTTAGTGGTGTATTTAAATTTCATTTATTACTATATAAAGTATACACAAAAATATGAAACTTTATACGATAATAAAATTATTTTCCGCTATGATATAAAATAGCAGAAGGATAATCAGGCAACTCATGCTCTGAAGATATATCTAGAACTTCACTTAAATGAATTAATGACTCCATTTTCTCTGGAGACTCCATACAGGCATTCATTTCCGATTCCCAGTTTTCCTTTTCTTGAGATACTACAATCGATTCTATTAAATTGTCAACTATTTCATTTTGAGCTTTACTTAATCTTTTTGTAGAATATTTTTCTTTCACCTTCTTTATAGTGGAAGACCTTAATTTTTCTATTTCTCCGACGATCTCCTGTATCCCTTTTCTAGAATAAAGCGCAGAGGCCGTAGCTCCCGTTGGTCTTCCAGCTTCTTTTGGCGTTTTCTTGAGGGGGGCGGATTTTGCCTTATCAGCTGTCTTAGCTGATTTTTCTATTTGTTTTTCTTTTAATTCTCTTTCTTCCTCGGCTCCAGGAGCTTCAACAGAAGGAATTCCCCCAACTAATGGATTATACAAACCATCCTCCCTCTCTTCTGCATACTTTTCCTGAGCTTCTTTTAATGAATCTGGATGAGGAAATAAACCAGTCCTTATAGCCTGTACTCCTTGCTCTGGAGATATTATCCCTATTTCAAGCAATCTAGTTATAACTCTTTGGAATTGGACTTCGTCCTTTATATCCACTTCTTGAAATCTAACCGTAGGATATTTCCTGAAGCCCAAAGCCTTACAAACCAGCTTAATTTGAGGCATTAAGAAATCATTAAGAAAAGCATTCCTAGCTTCTTTTAATCTTTCTAAGAAAATTTGAGCCTTAATTTGAGTACTTGAATAGTTTTCTTTTCCAACTATAATGTTCTGCAAGCCCTCTCTTATGTCCTGATTTACTATTTCATATTTTTCTGGACCTAATATTTTATTAATGTCAGGAATGATGAAATCAGCTTTAGTAGTGTAATCGCTCACTAGAACTCTACCGATACTTTCATTTTGAAAAAGACACTGCATCGCAGTTAAACTATGAGGGTTTATTCCGCCTTTATCTGGCTCAGCTCCCATAGTTATTAAAAGAACCACATTTTCTATAGTTCTGCTTATGGCTTGATCAATCTTCTTTAGCTCTATTTTCCAATTGAGATCATCCAGCACAGGGTATCCAAAAGGTATTGCAAACGGCTCATAATCTTGTTTTTTATAAAATGAATAGATAAGTTTTTTAGGGTCAAGCTCTACTTCTAGGCCAGTTAAGTTAAACCCTCCTTTTTTTATTTTTTCTTTTGTTTCTTGAGGTAGAGCGTTAAAGACCTCTTCGTCTTCTTCTGTTTTTGGAGTCTTTAATCTTTCCAGCTCGTATTCTGAAAGTATTTTCTTATAAGCTCCATCATCAAATGACGTACTCCTTGTAGATACTATATCGTAAGGATTTAATACAATATATTTAATAGGTATTTTTCCTGGATTTAAATATTCTCCACTACCATATATTTTATTCAAACTCTTAAAGTCGTCATTGTTAAACTTTCCGTCTAACCTATATAAGAATATATTTCCAGAACGATAATACTCTCTAAAGAATTGGTCTTTGAGCTTCCATAGATTTATCTTCTCAAACCATTTATACATAAAACTTCTAGCATTTTCGCTACCCCCCTCTAGGTACATATCTGAATTTGAGAATTCAGCCATTACATCTATGGCATTTCTAAATATAGGTATATTGGCGTAAGCTTTTTGACAAAGCTCTATAGACTCTCTGCTATCTACACCCTCTGCGGTTACCTTGTAAGGCATACCTCCCGCAGCTATGTTTGCAAACTTATTTGCCTTAGCGGACGAATGACTACTATTTGACCTTCTTGAAGTTGAGGATTCACCCGACTCCCTAAGCCCCTCAAATGATCCCGAAGCTTTTATTTCATTTCCATAATAACTTGTCCCACAAATTGTAGGTTCGTAACTTTCATTTGTAACTTTCAACTCTGAAGCTTTTGAAAATTTACTCCAATAAGCCGACTTTTTAACGTATTTTCTTTTGGAATCACTCATTAGCTATATGATACACACAAAAGTTAACTTTTAAAGTTATTTTTTAACTTTTATTTTATAAACATAGGCACAAAACTGTTTACAGTCTCAGATTTATAATTCTTTATGTCATTATGAATTTTAATCATCCAGCTACCCAATACCAAAGCGGAATAGCAATCTTTTCTAGCTTTACCAGGACCAGTTGTTTTCTTTAAATTCAAAGGCAAGTCGAATGTTTGAATCCCTTGAGGAGAAGACTTAACCACTATAAGAGCGCACTGCCCTTTAGTATAATCCATCATCTCATGTAAGTGTTCAACTAAGTCTATCATCCTTGAGCCATTCGTTTCGTTTTCGTCTCCATCATTAAAATTTAAAAACTTCAATGAAGATATCGGAATCTTTTTGTTTCTTTGCTTTTGATAATCATCATCTATAGCTTGAGATGCAAACCATATCCTCTTGTGGTCAAAATTTCCCTGAAGCAACTCGTTAGCTCTTCTTATCCAGTCAGAGGTTGGCTTCCTTAAGCAGCAAGGTATTCCATCTTTCGAGAACTCTGTCTTTGCAAGCCTTAAGGACTTTTGATATTCTTCAGCATTATCAAATTCCGTTTCTATTAAATTTATCTTTTTCTTTGAATTTTTATACAGAGAGCTTTCCTTGAAGGCGTTTAAGAATTGAACTCCTCCGTTATAATCTCCAACCATTGCTACTATATCAAAATTATTAATTAAATAATTAAAATATTTCATATGATTCTTTAAGCTTTCTCCTGCCATAGCATATACATGAACCAAGGTTCCTTGTTGGTTTTTTTCGTTTAACTTGAATACCTGCATAGCGAAATCGTCAGAACCTTCGTTCTCTGCCCAGCTGGGGTCAAAAGACAATAGATAGTCACACCCTTCCTCCCCTTTAACCTCAACGCATGGACTGTTACCTTCTTCTACAGTACATCCTTGCATTTTTGATATCTTAAAGTATCCAGAACTATCATCCGTAAAAACAGCTCCGAATTCTCGATCATACTGACTTTGACTCATGGTTGACTTTGCTTGGTCAATCAAATTTTGGTCAAACAGTTGCTTTGGCGCACAATCATAAGAAAAGTGCATTATAGTTCTAGTAGCTTTATTAGAGCTCTTCTTCTCATTAATTAAACGCTCAAAGTTCTCATAGAGTTTATAAAGGTATTCAAATTTATAAGAAGCTGAAGAGAGCATTATTAGTTTATTGTTTGGCCAGACATACCTTTCTTCCTCCGTCATTTTTCCTTGACTTATTAGATTTGTTTCTAAATTATATAGATTATCTCTTTCTTTTGGATTCTGAACTACAGACAGAAATGGAACTACGACCTCATTATAAATTCTTTCAGGCATAAGTAACATTTCGTCAATGATTATTCTATGAAACCTAAAGCCACGGAGCTTGGAACCATCACCCAACGGAAGAGCCCTTATTGAGCTTTCACCTATCTCCATAACCCATTCATCGTTAGCCTTAGAAATCTTCTTTATGCATTGCTGAAGATATCCAGCCTCAGGCTTGTTAGCAATATCTTCAATTTTTTTAAATATCATCTTCGCTTGTCTGAAGGATTTTGATAGAATACCAATCTGGACACCTTGATTCATCATGGCATCCATAAATGCAAATATTCCAGTAGTCCAAGATTTAGACATTCCTCGAGACCATATCCCCAGGAAGTAATCGCTTTCAAACATAGACTTAATAGCCAAATGCTGAAAAGGGAAAAGGTCCACTCCCGCAATGAGATTAGTAGAGAATGTAACGTTCTCCCTTAAAAATCTATACAATAGCAACTTAGCTTCTTTCTCGTCCAGGAATCCTTCCTTGGATTCCAGAAGCTTGTTGATGTCCACTTCTTTTCGGTTTCTTTTTTGAGTTCCTTCGTCCCAGGTCATTATAATTTTATCTTTCTATTGTCTATGTAATATTGAATGTCAGAATTCCATACCTCAGGGCCAGCCCTCAATAGTAATGGTATTAAAATCTTTGATCTATTTCTTCCTCCAGAGAATATAAATTGACATACCCTCGGAAACATATGCGTTATTTTTCTCATTTGATGCCATACGAATTTAAGGTTTGACTTGTGATATCCAAAGGAATTATTCCTTATTATCTTCTCGACGGATGTTTCTATAACTATGTATAAAAACGAATCGAAGCTAGAAGCTCTTTCGAGCTCCCTTATGAACCTATCGTACCCAACAGTCATGGTAGACTTAAAATCCACTTCGCTTTTTCTATCTACATAGGTTTTATTGTAATTTTCTCCTGATGCAGTATAATCCCCAAAGTCCAATTTATGAGGCTTTCCATTTGGAAAGCTTAAAGGAGTTTGCTCTCTAGTGTCTATCATAATCTCCATTTCTTTTAAATTTTTATCATACATAAAAAATTTCTTACTTATCGCTTTGTTATATATTGGTTCAACTTGAAGCCTACGACAGGCTTCATTATATGAGCCAAAATACCTTTTATATATGTTTATAGACGGAAAGTTATTCAATAGTAAGTCTAAATGATTAGGAGCGTATTTCAAATCCTTACTAACTATTCTATCCTTTAACATCTTTAATATTATATCTTTTACTTCTTCATCTTCAGTGATATCAACCCATTTGTCAATTTCATCAGAATTAAAAAAATAAGTGGAAAAATATTGAGATTTGTTTTTAAACGGTATAGGTTCCTTAGAGTAGAGATTAAACCTGGGGTAGTAAGTGACATAGTAATCAGCCAAAAGCACCCCGTGGGCCTTTATATGGGCATGTAATGAGCGTTCTGATTTAAAAGATTGCTCGCAAACCTTGCATTGATACTCTAAACCTTTAGCCATATCGATTGTTTTATATCCAATAAGCAAATATACCCATCACTTTCCAATTGTTTTTTAACAAGAAAAGTTTGAGAGCCGCCAGGATAATCGTTTCCTTCTAGTAGCACCACAGAATGATTTGACATCTGATTTCTAAAAATTCCATATTCATCTAACATCTTTTTTTGAGAAGGATATATTATATGTTTATAATTTTCATTAATCTCTTTTATACTTATTGAATTTAATATATTCCTACCTTCTAAATAGTTTATATCTTTTATACATACTTCTTTTATTAACTCTCTTATAGGGAAATGTATATCATTTAATATCAAAAGGTCTATTTTACCCTTGACTCGATTATGATCATAGCTCTGCAGGTCACCTATGGATATCCTTTCCCTACAGTCGCTGTAGTCTGAGAATATTTTCTTTGAAATTCTTAATTCAACCCTCTCATTCTCAAGATCTTCTCTTTCGTGGAAGATAAAGTAATTGTACTCTTTATCGTTATAGATCAAATTTGCATATATATCAAATACATCAAAATCAGAATGCTCAGACAACCTCCTTTGACTGCCTGATTGAACTATATTAGTGCCGCCGAAACCTTCAAATAAGTTATTCGCCAAAGATATTCCGTAATACCTTTGTCCTAAGTTCGAATAGTTCTTATCCAGTAAACTCAGCTTCATATAGAATCATTTTTAGAAATCCCCAGAACCCTAGCTTTCCATATGCCCATATCTTCTATTGCGTCAGCTTCCTCTCTAACAAGCAGTTTTTGCTTTTCAGCTATATTGAGCATTCTTTTCCTGTCTTCTTCGTTTTGAAAAAGTCTTACTAGCGACAAGATAGATGCGTTACTCTTATGCCTATCCTTGACTCTTTCCTTTCTATCTCCATTTAATCTTGCAATAAGAGTCTCTTGCCTTTTTTCACATTGATTGTATTCTTCACTTTTAGTTTTAAGCAATTCAGCTAGTCTGACAGTCATATCTCTCTGATCATCACACTCTTCAAACATCCGATTCAATTTATCTATAGCTTTGCTTATATTTTTTAAATGTATATAATCCATGCATACATTTATATATAAATTTAACTCATCACTTGTTAAATCTGGTTTATCCCATACAGATCTTATAAACTCAGCCTCAAAAAGCCTTCTATCCTCAGAACCGCTGTAAGTATTTATAACTTGAATAAACCTAGGAGCCCCTAAAAACTTTATACAGCTAGCTGCATTATCTATCTCTTCCCTAGTCATTTTCTGCTCATTTACATCCGCATGACAATATTCGTTTATTTTCTTTACCATCCTAGTCTGAGATCTAGGCGGGAAATACTTTTCGTTTAAAGAATCTTCACTCTTCGAAACCAGACTCTCGTCTTGATTTTTTATAAAATCAGCAACTTCCAGAACTTCTTTACTTAAATTAGAAACGTTTACCCCTGGGAAGAGAATTCTCGAAATCTCATAAGAGGTCATTCCCTCCTTAGCGTATTGAAGTATGAATTCTTGCTGTTCTTCATCGAACTCTATGTCTTCACGCTTTTCTTTCTTGGTCGTACTAAATTCTATGTTTTGGTCAACTAAGAATTTCCTTACCGCTCGACCCTCTTTCGTTCTACCATCTAACTCCTCATCTTCAAAGGTCGCTCGAGTGAGCTCTATCAAATCGGTAATCTCGTCCTTATTACTTGTAATGAATTCTTTTTGTTCTTGTGTTAATTTCATATTATATCTTCCTCTTTTAATAACTTTTGAGCTAATGCCTTAAATACTTTTTCAAAATTCTTTATTTGTTTATACCCCGCCCTTCTTCCTTTTTCGTTACTTTTATAACCCATAATCTTCCCTACCTCAGAAATACTCTTATTATCAATGTATAACATTTTATATATGGTATATTGTTTTTCACTTAAATATACTTTCATTAATTTATTCAATTTATCCTTAGATTTATCTATATCAAAATCTATCCCATTCTTTTCTGCTGAAAAATTTAATACGTCATCTATGTTAGCCGCCAGGTTAATATCTTGTGAGTATTTCTTTGATTTACTCCATTTCTTAAATAACGGACAGTTGCAATCTTGTTTTTTTGAAGAAGTCCAAGAGCAAGCGTTTTCCATCTCTTCTTTACTTATGGCCCCAGAAGTGTTGAATGGGCATTGAACACAAGGTCTAATGAAATTGGTATAATGATTTCTTAGGACATTCTTTATCTGGTTAGATATTATCCTATTCAACCAAGGCTCAAGAGGTCTTTTCTGATCCCATAAGTGCCATTTCTTATAGATATGGGCGCAAATTATTTGAGAAACATCATCCCAGCCTATCCAGTTAATGGCTTTAAGAAACCATTTCCCTTTCCTTTTTCCTATGCTTCTTTGGATTATCTCGAACTTATCTTCAAACCTTATTTTCTTAGGTCTTCCTCGTTTTTTCTTCTGAGGTTCCGCCATTATTTTCGTTTGGTAAGTTAAATAAGTCTTCGGCCTTGAATGTTTTATTTTCAAAAGGCGAAACGTCATATTGTAAGGAATCTATATGAGGTATGAAATCGACATCCGTTTCATCCTCAGAAAGTTTTTCGGCCCTTTTCGCTTCAGGAGCTTTTCTCGCCATAGTTTTTCTACCTGAGGAGGAGGCCTCCTCACCAAAAGGTTTTCCACAACTTGAGCAAAACTTAGGAGCTATTCCTAAGAATTGTGTTTTTGAGCCACACGATTTACAATATTTAAATGCCATTATTTTATAACTATTATTTTTTCGATTTTTACTCCTTTTTCCCCGTCATTCCCGTCAGATTTTAAAAGTCTTCTTGGTATTTTAGAATCTTGAGTCTGTATAATGAAAATATTAGAATCTTTAATCGCTAATTTCCCCTTTAGGTCTTCTACGACATCATCTTGCTTCTTAAAGTACCATCTCCTGTGTAAAATAGCTACGACTAAAGTAGCAACAGAGCTTATTACAGCCGCAATTATAGCCTCCAATTCAAACCTCCATTTAATTTAATTAATTTCATTATTACTATAATAACAAAAAAAATAAATTATTCAATTATTTTTTCAAGTTCTACCAAAGCGTCTCCCTCATAGAACTTTAGGTCATCATTGTATACAAATATCACGGCGAACATCTTATCGTGTCTATCGTACCCCGTTTCTTTATATATTTTAATTATTTTTCCGCATAAAAGCTTTCCGTCTTTCTCAAACTTTACGGATTGACCTTCTTCCATTTTTCCCTCATCTCATCATCAAATTTACCATCAAAATCTACATCCCCATTCTCATTAATATGTGGAACATAAATATTATTATCTTCCAGCTTGTTATTTAAATAGACTATAATCCCTAATAAAACTATTACCAAAATACTTATTCCTCCCCATAGATATAAATTTTTTCTTGACTCGTACTTTGGGGAATTTCTATCTGGATAAGGCTTCGGTATGTCTGGCTCAGGCTTAGGTCTAGGCTTTGGCTCTGGCTCTGGCTCTGGCTTTAATACGGGAGGTTTCTGCGGAGGTTTTGGCTTTTGGGGTATAGGTTTAGGATCGGGCTTCGGTTCAGGTTTCGGTTCAGGCTTCGGCTTCTGGATTTTTTCCTTTTCTAAAATTAAACTTTCTACATCAATAGTTCCGTACCCCCATAAATTGTCTTTTCCAATTACGCCTCTATCTTTTGAATACTTTAATAAATGCTCTCTTATTCCTGCGACAGTTTTACAATCATTTCTCATCCCTTCTTTTTGTTGCTTTTTGTGCTTTGAAAGCATTAGGCATATCACTCCAGTTATAAAAGGGCAGGCCATAGATGTCCCGCTTAATTTCGCGTATCTATTATTTAGAAAAGTACTATATATTTGGACTCCTGGAGCAGCCCACTCGACTTGTTTTCCTCTTGATGAAAATTTTGCTATATCACCAGATTGGGAAAATGCAGCCACGGCAATCGTTTCATCGTAAGCCGCAGGCCAGTTAACTCCGCCCTCACCAGTATTTCCCGCAGCACACACAACTGGGATATTCATTGAGCAAAGTTTTTTAATTCTAGATTCTATTTGTGAAGACGGTTTGTTTCCCCCTAAGCTCATAGACACGACGTCGGGTTTTATTTCTATCGCATAGTCTAAAGCTTGAGCTAAAGTCTGATAGCTACCACTGCCATTTTTATCCAAGGCTTTTACTGATATGCATTTAGTCTTAGGCGCAACGCCAACCATACCTTCTTCATTATTCTTCGCGCATATTATTCCCGCGCAATGAGTGTGGTGACCGTTTTGATCCATTATAGTTTCGCTCCGTATAAAGGTTTTTCCCTTTATTACGTTATCACCTAAATCGGGGTGAGCGGGATGTCCAGTATCTATAATCATTGCAGTTATACCTTCGCCCTGCGTGACCTTCCATGTTTCGGGAACATTAAATTGATTCAATCCCCAATCAATGACTTGAGCGAGAGCCCGTATTCTGGTATCTATTTTAAACTCAGGTAGATTTGTTGCTTCTCTCATTTAATTCTATTTTTTTAATAATATACTTTAATATTACACTCCTTTTGATATCTTTAAAGTCAAAAGTGAAATTATGTATTCCTTGCTTCTTACTAGCGTCATCATTAAATACCCCTTTTATCTTACTAAATCCGCTCCTTCCGTTGATGTCGCTCTGCATGGGATCTCCGCAAATAAACATTTTACTATTCTCTCCAATTCGGGTAATTAACGTAATTAATTCCTTCTCGCTGAAATTTTGACACTCGTCGGCAACTACTATCTGATTATTAATACTCGCTCCTCGTAGATAATTTATGGGCATCGCAGATACGACTTTTTTATTAATCATGGCGCGCGCATCCGAGGCTTGTAATAATTCGAATAATTTATCCTCGAGAGGCATCATGAATGGACAAAACTTCTCGTCAACACTTCCTGGTAGTGCTCCCATGCCTCTATCGGCGCTTTCTATTATGGTTCGCACATAACTAATGTTATATTCATTGTCTTGATTAAATAATTGGAGAGCTCCATATATTGCCATGAAGGTCTTGCTCGTCCCTGCTGGACCACTCAGAAAAATAATCTTAGTGTCCTTGTCGAACATTATCTTCAGTAACTCTTTTTGCTTGTCGGAAAATTCTATCTTTTTAAGCTTAATTTTCGTTTTTTTAAACGAGCTTATTATATTTTCTATTTCCTCGGAATCCTCTATGTCGGGTTTTTTGCGCCTTGGCATATTATTATATGCTATATGTTACAGCTATTTTTTGCAAAGTGCCGATTTTTTTTCAAAAAACTATATATTATAATAAAATAATGCTTCAGACTTTGAGTAAAACCACCCCCCCTCCGCCAGCAAAGCAAGGCAACTCCAAAAAATTCAAAAAACGGGGGGGGATCGTGCAACTTTTTAGTTGAAATGAAAGTCGTTATCGGTTTGCGTTTGGGTCGAAGTTGTCGTACCTTGTTAATAGTTAATCATTCGTACCTATTCAAAAAAATCAAAATTATGTCAAAAAAATTCGAAAAAGGAAAAATCAAATCCCTGAAGGTTGGAAGTCTTTACCATTCAACGACTAACAATAAGTGCGTTCGTTTGGTCGAGTTACATATCCAAGCAAGAATTTGCATAATAAAGCATCATACTCAAGATCACTTGTTTCAATCGGAAGTCTTTTTCCAAGACTTGGAAGTTGCTACAGGTGAACAGGTTAAGAAATATTTTCAAAGGTAAAACCAAAAAACAAAAGGAAAATCATAATGGAAGACGAAAAAACGGAAGAAGAAAAGTCAACTTTTTACAGGCTTGACTTAACTCGGGATCAATGGGATAACTTAAAAGCTTCATTGTATCGTGCACAAACTATCGCAAAGGACAGGATGGAAAAATTGATCGAGGAAAAAGATCCTGCAAAGGAAACTATTCTTGATCTTTTCGAAGATATGCAAAAAGCCCGTCAAGCTGTCGATCTTGCTTGGAATTATAACTACATTCTAAAGTGATTTTCGTAATAATCTTTGCTGTTTTCGTTGCTTGGATAAATCAATAAAAGAAAGGGAAAACACAATGTCCTTTTAAACAAAAAAGTTGCCCGATCTTCGCAAGAGGATCGGGCTTTTTTATGCCCGAATCAGTCACAAGAGAATTGTGCAATAGATTGGCAGGATCGTGCTTGGAATAGTGCAACGATGTAACGCGATCAGTCAACTGTCATAAGTCACTGATGCCCAAGGGTTTAGGGACGGCGGCAGCCGCCCACGCTAAACCTTTGGGGGTCAACGACTTACGACACGCCATGTACGAGAGAATTGTGCAATACAAAAGTGTAATCAGGCAACTAAAAAGTTGCACAATACGATTGCCCTGTGATAGGATAGTGTAAGAAAACAGGCGAATGTTCTTGGCATATTTGGTCAAATATAATTCGCTATTCGGCGGGGTTTGCCGTACCTTGTATTATATGAAATCGCTCTCTTCTCTCTTTTTGCATTCTCACGCCCGTAAAGGGTCTTTAGCTGAACAGCTTTTTTGGATGGCTCGGATTGATTTTCTTTTGGAAAATCCGAATTCTCCAATGATTCAAACAAGGCAAGATCTTTCGCCTGTTTGCGTTCTGCCTGAAATCGAAACTTTGAAAAAGTCATGGCTTGAACAAACCAAACAAGGTGAGGTTAATCGCCTTAAGACTTCGCCTTTAGTACGATAACCAAATAAGGAGAAAAACAATATGAGCTACGAAATCGAAAAAAGAATAGACGAATTGCAAAAATTAACGCAAGACAGATGCGATCTCGAAAACGAAAAACCCGAAAACGAAGAGGAGGAATCCGAACGGCAGAATTCTCTTGATTGCAACGCCTACGAATCGGAAGAAGTGACTAAGGAAATCAAAAGCCTTTGCGCTTCCGCAGGTGAGCAAATCGAAAATGCTGAAAATCTTTTAGGAATAACTGAAGGAAAAAGTCAATTTCCAATGTGGACAATCAAATGATTATCATCGAATTAAGTTGCATAATCGCACCGCCCGCCTTAATCGTTCTTTACCTACTCTGAAAAGTTGCCCTATCCTCGCAAGGGGATAGGGCTTCTTTATGCCCGAATCAGTCACAAGAGAATTGTGCAATAGATTGGCAGGATCGTGCTTGGAATAGTGCAACGATGTAACGCGATCAGTCAACTGTCATAAGTCACTGATGCCCAAGGGTTTAGCGTGGGCGGCTGCCGCCGTCCCTAAACCTTTGGGGGTCAACGACTTACAACACGCCATGTACGAGAGAATTGTGCAATGCAAAAGTGTAATCAGGCAACTAAAAAGTTGCACAATACGATTGCCCTGTGAGAGCATTAGTCAACTTCCTAGTAATCGAATCGTGCAAGAAAATAGGTGAATATTTGGAGCGATTTAATTCGCTATTTACCCCTTTTGCTCGTATCTTGTATTATATGAAATTCGAATACGGAAATATCGACTCGCTGAAAGAGGGTACTTTGTACCATAGCAAGCAAAACAATAAAGTCGTGCGACTCGTAGAGTTGCACAAACAAGCAAGAATATGCATAATCAAGCACCATGCACAAGATCACTTGTTTCAACCCGAAGTCTTTTTTAAGGACTTAACCAAGGCAACGAGCGATCAAGTCGAGGCTTACTTTCAAAGGTAAGCTTTCAATCAAAACAAAAGGAAAATCATGCGACAAGTAACGGAACATATCAAAAACGCCTTTTGTCAAGGCTTATCCTTGACAGTTGGAAACACTAAAACAGATGGTACAAGCGTCTTTCTTCACGGCAACGAGATTGTCAGGAGAGATCCAAGCGGGTTAGTCTTTGCTACGCTTGCGGGTTGGAACACTCGCACGACAATGGAAAGAGTCAACGGCATTACAGGAATGAATTTTCATCAAGTCGGGTTTGTTGCTTGTCTTGATGACGAACCAATTTGCGAAGACGATTGGTTTGTGCAAACCCATGACGGAACGGCAACCGCCTTGCCTCCTCCTCCTTTGTCAATATAATCATGCTTTTAGCAATTGTACTTTACTCTTGTTTAGTTGCCTATTCGAATTGGTAAAAAAACCTTAGAAAGTTGCCCTATCCTCGCAAGGGGATAGGGCTTTTCTATGCCCCAATTAGTCACCTTTCATAAGTTACTGATACCCAAGGGTTTAGCCTTGGCGGCTGCCGCCGTCCCTAAACCTTTGGGGAGCAACGACTTACAAGAAGTGACCGATACCACTAAAAAGTTGCATCTTGGTGCTGATCCGCAAGCGGATCGTGCAATAAGATAGTTGAATATTTAGTTCGCTATTTGGAGGGGCTTGTCGTATCTTGTACTTATGATAAATGATGATTCCCTCGCCCGCACCGCTCACGCTCTCGGCATGACTGATGTCGAATTTACCGCACGGGAGGCGATTCTCGCACTTCCTCCCGTCTCGGATATTCCCCCGCCCCCGCCTATTCCCAAAGGCGTTCGTCCTCTTCCTCAAATTGAATCCACCCCCAAGGAACTCAGCGATTGGGTTACTCAGGATCTTCTAGACGGGGCGTTCGACGACTAAAAAGTTGCCCTATCCTCGTAAGGGGATAGGGCTTTTCTATGCCCCAATTAGTCACCTGTCATAAGTCACTGATGCCCAAGAGTTTAGCGTGGGCGGCTGCCGCCAAAGGTAAACCTTTGGGGTGCAACGACTTACGAAACATGACTGATACTACCATAATAATGAACAATCCTTTAATATAATAAGTCAACTTTATAATATAATATATACATTAACCTATTTACCTATTTTATTGTATTATTCTATTTGATAGAAAAGTATTATTTTGTTAAAATAAATTTGCTATTTATCGAAAAGTGGCTTACTCTATATATATGAAAGAGAAAAACACCGATTCACAAAGCTTTTCAATATTCGATCTGATCGAAAAGGGTCTTCATACTAATGAAGTTGCATATGAAGGAGCAAAAGTTTTAATGGATTTGCATGTGCAGTTAAATGCAATTAAAAATGTAGTAAAAAGCAAGAAAGACAAAAAGGGAGTTTATGCCAACGATCTTTCTGATGACCCTAATTCTATCTTGTGCGTAACCATAATTGATTGGATGGAACAAGAATTGAAAAAAATCGAAAAGCATTACAATAAAACGCTTAATGTAAACCATTACGAAAGATAAGAAAATGAAAATCCAAAAATCCGAAAAAGACGAAAACACTTTAATCATAGCGGACGAGATCCTCGTCCGCTTGTGCGATGAAACCAATAAAATTCTTTCGGTAGAATTTCCTAAGAATTACTTGGAAAATCTAGAGGATGAAATCAAATGGATGGTAATTGAATATCTTGACGCAAGATCCGAATGCTTGGCTTTCGGTAACAATGTTTGGACTGAAGCGAATCCTAAATGGGAATTCTAGAAAGTTGCCCTATCCTCGCAAGGGGATAGGGCTTCTTTATGCCCGAATCGGTCACAATAGAATTGTGCAATAGATTGACGGGATCGTGTTCGTGATCGTACAATAGGGTAGTGCGATCAGTCAACCGTCATAAGTTGCTGATAGCCAAAGGTTTAGCGTGAGCGGCTGCCGCCGAGGGTAAACCCTTGGGGAGCAACGACTTACGAAACATGATCAATACCACAGGAAAATTGCATCTCGGACGCTAATGCCCCGCAAGCGGATCGTGCAATAAAATAGTTGAATATTTAGTTCGCTATTTGGAGGGACTTGTCGTACCTTGTACATATGAAATTAACTATAGAGTTTGACGAGGTTACCGAATCTGAATTTTCCGCAAATATAGAATTTGCAGACGGGAGATCGTTTTGGGTAGAAGGTGAAAACGACACCGATGAAATGGAAAATCTTTATGGCGATCAAGTAGAGTCGATTTCTACTTTGGCTAGATTCGACTCGCTTAGCGATGTAAAGCCCTATGATCAAGACGGGGAAAGTTGCAACTCAATTTCTCTTTCTGAAATTGAAACAATTAAAAAGGCTCTAGATTCAGGACTTCGGGATTATGAAATTTCAGCACAAAAGTACAAGGTTGACTATTCTCCTAGATACTACGATTTAATATGAGGGTCAAAGTCAGAATCCCAATAAGTAAACAAGCTTGGAGCAAATCCATGCCACATAAGAGGAATAATAAAGTCCTTCCTCGCAAACAAAAACACAAGGAAAAAATATGTACATCCTAGAATCAATCCCGTTTCTTAATAAAACAGGTTGGATTGCCGAGAGCATTCCAATGTTCAAGAGAGAAGCCGAGGCTTTGCTAAAGTCAAGACGAGCTTTCGAGGATCGCAAGTTTCGCTATAAACTCACAAAAGTATAATGGAAATTTTAACTATTCTCTTATTCTCAGCCTTAGTCTTTTATGTAAACCAATTGTGAAATAAGTCAACTTACATAAGTTACTGATAGCTAAGGGTTTAGCGCGGGCGGCAGCCGCCAAAGGTAAACCTTTGGTGGTTAAGGACTTACAGAAGAGTAGCCTTCACAACCTTGGTGCATTGCCAAACCCAATTGCCACCCTTGCCATTTAAGCCCTTGTAGTAACGCAAGCCCGCCTGCCAAGCATTCTTTCCGTACTGACGCACGA